CAGAAAATACATTTAGTATAAAAAACAGAAGTTAAATCTTCTCAATAAGGGGTATAGCAATGGCTAACCCAAGTAAACTCAAAGGGACAGCCTTTGAAACTAAAATAGTAAAAATATTATCAGAAACACTAGGTAAAGAGTTTAAAAGAATGCCTTTATCAGGAGCAATTTCATATCTTAAGAGTGATATATGGTTACCTTCAGATACAGCAGCGTGGCCTTTTAGCGTTGAATGCAAGCATTATGCGGAGATTGAGTGGAATAATCTTTTGACAGCTAAATCTACAGAAATTCATGATTTTTGGCGTCAAGTATCTAAAGATGCAATTACGATGAATAAGAAACCACTTCTTATTTTTAGATGGAATAGAAGTAAAGATTTTGCTGCTTATGATGACTATACTATAGAATGTAATCATTATCTGGAAGTAAGTGCTTTTGATCATAAATTTCGTATAGCATTACTAACAGATTGGCTAGAGGCTTACAAAAAGAAGTTGCCTAAATAAAGAAAGTAATATATAATTAAAGTATGAGAATTATAACAGCACCAGAAACACTACCTTTTGAGAAAATTAATAAGTCAAGTTATTTAGTATTTCTAGCTGGAGGCATTACTAATTGTCCTCCATGGCAGCCAGAATTAATTAAAAAGCTTGATGCTTATTGTTTAGCTGATTTAGTGTTATTAAATCCAAGACGCGATGATTTTGATATCACTAACCCAAATATGTCAGAAGAACAGATTGATTGGGAACATTTTATGTTAAATCAAGCCAATCTTGTTAGTTTTTGGTTTTCTGCTGGTCCAAGTATGCAACCTATTACACTATATGAATACGGTAAATATTCTACTAAAAATAAAAATAATGTGGTTGTTGGCACTGATCCTAATTATCTTCGAGAATTTGATGTAAACTATCAATCTAAAAAAGAAGGTATTTATGTAGTTAATTCTCTCGACTTATTAGCAGCATCAATAGTAAGAAAGTACAAAAATAAATGACAAAAGTAATTAATCTATTCGCAGGGCCAGGAGCAGGTAAGTCAACTATTGCTGCTGGTCTTTTTTATGAAATGAAAATACGCAATATTAAATGCGAATTAGTGACTGAATATGCTAAAGATATGACATACGAGAAAAGAACTAATATTCTATCTGACCAGTTATATATTCTAGCTAAACAAAACAGGAAATTAAGCAGATTATTAGGAGAAGTAGACTATATTATAACTGATTCTCCTTTATTGATTGGCTTAATGTACGTACCAGAAAATTATTTCTTCGGTTTTTCTAGTCTTGTACAAGAAATATTTGACTCTTATGAAAATATCAATTTCTTTATTAGAAGAACAAAACCATACCAAACTTATGGAAGAAATCAAACAGAAGAAGAAGCCAAAGAAATAGATAGTAATTTATTAGATTGGCTAAGTGAATGGGGTTATTCAACTATTGACGGAGAACCACAGGCACCACTAGAAATATTAAAGAAATTAGGAATTGAATGAGTACAGGTTGGGACGATCTAGCACAATTTAGAACAGAATCAGTAAAACCTACGGAAGATGATAAGAATTTACTTATTGTTGATGGTAATAACATTGGTTATAGATATTTACAGAGAAAGAACTTTAATTCTTTCAAAGATGACTATATTAGAACTGTAGAATCACTAGCAAAATCATATAAAAGCAAAGACGTAATTGTAGCTTATGACTTCGGTAAAAGCGAATATCGTAAAGCTATTTTTCCAGAGTATAAAGCGAACCGCACACCGCCCTCTCCAGAAGAAAAAGATCATTTTGATAAGTTTTTTGCGGAGTTAAATAGTGTGGCCGATGATATGCCGTATCAAACATTCAAGCTGTTTGGTGTTGAGGCTGACGATATAATCACTTATCTATCCTTGAAATTAAAAACACGCTATCCGCATATCTGGATTGTGTCAAGTGACCGAGATTTATATCAATTATTAGACGATAATATCTCTATTTTCAATCTATTTTCGCGTAAGGAACTTACAAAACGATGGCTTTGGGAAGAAAAGGGATTAACTGCTGAACAACATAAGCTATCCAAGATCATTCAAGGCGATAAAAGCGATAATATCAATGGAATTGAAGGCATTGGCGAAAAACGCGGCGATGATTTAGCTAAAACTTACAAAACAATTGGAAATTTACTTAAACAATTACCATTACCTGGAAAAACTAAGTATATTAAGAACTTAAATTCAGGCGTCGAAATACTAAAACGTAACGAACAATTGATTAATTTGACTGAAAATGTAAGAAATATCATCACTTATGGGTCAAAAGGTGATGAGCATTTACGTATTTTAGAAGAATATAGTACTAAAATAATGGATTCTTATCCAGAAGTAGTAATTCAACCAGTTATTTTAACAGGAGAAGCTACCACTACACATATAAACAAATTAGGGAGTATGGTTAATTAAATGACTGAATTAAGTATTAGAATAGAAAAAACTGAAATGGCAAAAGATTTAGAGAAGCAGTATGGAATTAGCTTCGATCTTATGCAAAAACACCAATGGGATGCTGGGTATGATGTTAGAGCCTCAATTCCGCGACCTGCTATTATAGGTCCTCATCAAAGATTAATTGTTCCAACAGGATTAAAAATTGAATTATTAAGTCCGATGTACGAGATTCAATGTCGACCACGGAGCGGTCTAGCAGCTAAAAACGGAATTACTATAGTAAATACACCAGGAACTATTGATGCTGGATATCGTGATGAGATTATGGTTATTCTGTTAAATACAAGTAACCAAGATTTTCCAATTAAACCTGGAGATCGTATCGCTCAATTATGTTTTAGAGCTCTTCCTACTGTTGAAATTAATTATGTGGATGCAATTTCTCGTGAAAATGATCGAGGAGGTGGCTTTGGGTCTTCGGGAGTTAAGTAATTGGTCTTTAAACGAGGTACAGTTTATACTATATCAATATTTTGGCTATGATACTTTTAATAAGAAATGGTTTCAACACTGGTGTGAGGAAGTTGGACATAGAGTTGAACCGGATTATAGTACTTTACACGAAGATGTACAGTACAATTGTGAACGCTGTGGAAAGAGATATTTATAAATGACACAACAAAGTGAGATTATAGGAAATAAAAACTACATTCCATTGTTAAATGCTGGTTTCGTAGGGTTAGTAGATCATATGGGAAATGACGATTCTATTGTCCAAGCAGCACGTGTATCTTATGGAAAAGGTACAAAAAAAGTCTCAGAAGATCGCGGTTTAATCCGTTACCTAGTGAGACATTCGCACACTACCCCATTGGAAATGGTAGAGCTTAAATTTCATGGAAAAATGCCATTATTTGTTGCTAGACAATGGATTAGGCATCGTACAGCTTCAGTAAATGAGTATTCTGGTCGTTATTCTGAAATGTCTGAAGATATGTTTACTCCTTCTTTAGAGACTATCAAACCACAATCTACAGACAATAAACAAGGTAGAGGCGGAAATTTTGATGACTCCGATAAAGCACAAATATCTTATCGTATAGATGAAAATAATGCCCACGATCAAGCTGAATATCAATTTTTACTAAAAACAGGTTTAGCTAAAGAAATGGCTCGTGGAGTATTATCAGTTAATAACTATACGGAATGGTATTGGAAGATAAATCTACACAATTTGTTTCATTTTTTGAAACTACGAATGGATGCTCATGCTCAGTATGAGATCAGAGTCTTTGCTGAGGCAATGTACGAATTAATAAAACCTATTGTACCCATAGCGTGCGAAGCATTTGAAGATTATATTTTTGATCCTACTAGACAGACGTATCAAAGCTATAAAATCTCTAAACATGAATTATATGCTATTAAAGATATTATAGCGCATGCAATTGATCAAGGAGCTGATTTAACCCAATTATATGAAGAACTTAAAGAACGGGGTATGTCACAAAGAGAAATTGCCGAGTTCAATATAAAATTTGGATTAACATAAAGAAAAAGCCACTCAATGAGTGGCTTTTTTATTAGTTAATTTGTGCTCCCGATATAGTTCCTGCTGTTTGCAATGTAACATAAGAAGAACCGTCAATAGCAGATCCAGCAGCACCTCCAGCAGCGGCGTTATAAAAAATAGAATAACTACCAGAATTAGAAGGAGTAGTTCCCGCAGCTCCTAAAGCACCGCCCGCTCCGCCAACACCTGAATAAATTTGATCTATAACAGTAGTTAAGCCTGTTTCTTCATCGTAAGCCACTATATCTTGTACTGAAGCAAGACCACCAGCACCTCCAGCGTTAATAGTACCTGTAGCACCATAGTTACCAGCAGCCCATCCTGCATAAACAGTACCAGTACCTCCTGTACCTAAACCAGCACCGCCGCCGCCGCCGCCACCGCCATTATACGCATTATTATATCCACCATCATTATAGTAGTTTGAGGAACCAGCACCACCGCCTCCTCCTCCGCCACCGATAGTACCTAAATTAGTAATAAAAGTAGTATTTCTAGTGTATAAAGCAGTACCTCCAGGAGAACCATTAGTAGGACCACTCCAAATACCTCCACCAAGGCCTCCAGCTCCTGCAATATATTTACCTGCCGCAATGTTAATAAACACTTTAGATCCTGTAGGTAAGCCAGAAGCTATAAAAGCAGCAGTTGCTGTTGTAGTAGAGTATACATTATCATTGATATTAACAATAGCCCTTACAGGTATAATAGCGTTCCAACCAGCACTTACGGCTAGACTGTATACATTGACACCTGCAGTAGCTGAACTAATAGTAATAAGTGCAGTGTAACCACCACCACCTAAAGAAAGTATGCGACTAACTGGAGGCATTAGAATCCTTGTCCACCTACAAAAGCTAAGACACCTACGTTAGAACCTGTAGGAGACACGAAAGATATAGTGTCCATCCTACCTGCCGTAGTAGTTAAAGTTACTGGTGTATTTGAATTTGGATAAGCTACGTTAGAATTAGTGTTAAAATTATATCCTGTACCATTAGCGTAAAAGAATACTGAAACACCCCAACCCATAGTAGTATTATTATTACTAAATATAATAGAATTAATATGTGATGTTACGTTAACTCTGTGCATACTAGCTAACCCTACATCAAGGTTCAATACATTACCAGTAATACTTGTTGTCACGACTCTTTCTGCTAATGAATCAATAGCTACTCTGCCTTTAGAAGTAAATATAGAGTTATACACAAAATTAGTAGCCAATTCGTGTCCAGTTAAAGAATTTACTGCAATCGCTGTATTAGGTACTTGACGTGATATAAACATAGCACTAGTTAAACTAGAAGCTGGTGGTATACCAACGTCTACAATGCTTGGAGTATTAGCAGTTTTCATATAAAGACGATAGTTAGCGCCCGCACCTACAGTAGTAAGTAACTCTGTTTGCTCAATAGTCGCAATGTTGGTAACTAAGTCAGTAATACTTTCGAAATTTCTAGAACCTAAACCTACACGAGTATAGTTGGAAGATATACCACCGCCTTTTTTAGCTGTTGCATCATAGGCGTAAAAAGCATTATAAATACTACTTCTATAAAGCATACCTGTATAAGGAGCTGTAGCAACACCAGCAACAGTTATTTCTAAACTAGAGGGCGGTGTAGGTCCATAAAAGTTACTAAAAAGACTTAATAGTGAATTATTAAAGTCATTAAGAGACAAAGTAAAACTTTTACCTGCGGTAGGAGTGGAAAACGTATTTGCTGTTGGCATGTATTAATATCCTGTTAATTGCATATTTACTAATACGCCAGACACAAATGCTCCGGTATTAGTATATACAGTAATGTTAGCTTGAGAAGTATTAGAGTTTATAGAAGAGTAAGACGCAATTGTATTATTAATTCTCAATGGAGTATCGATAATAGGTGTTAATACAACTACGGGGTTAGACTTAAAATTTTGCTGAGGAAAAGTTACAATAGTAGGATTAGAAACAACATTAATTAATGTCGTATAACGTTTTTCTTGTAAATCAACACTATATCTAAATTTATCTAGCACAGCAGTCGCTAAAGAAGGAGTATAATTGAATATATTCAATTTCAGCTGGAACCATCTAAATTCTAATTCGCTGTTATTGTAAGTGATAAATGACTCTCCACTAGTAATAGCACTAACATTTACGTTAGTGTTATTAACTGGATAATAAACATTATCAGTAGAATAACGAATTTCTAAGTTATATCCAATAGCAGAATCTGGTCCTGCCCAAGTACCTAAACCTTCAGGATCCCCCCATTGTTTTAGATTAACTAATTGATAACTAGAAGCTTTTAATGTAACATTACCAAAATTGTTACTAGTAGTAAGAACACCACCAGCATTATATACAGCTCCAATAGCAATAGCATTAGCATTAATTACTCCAGCAATAAGAGCAAAACAATTAGCGTTAGAAACGTCACCTGCAAACTGCCCAGAATTCCAAATAGCGTAAACATTACCATATGAATCTGTACTTATTAAAGTCTTATTAATAGAATCATATACAGCACCATTACTAGTTAATAAAGTACCTATATCACTACCTGAATCCCATAACACATTTGATGAGGGACTTACTGAAGATACATAAGACACTAAATTTTCTCTCATGGATAGCCAAGTAGAAGCAAGAATACTAGTGACATTAACATCTAAACTAATTTTACCTGTTACAGTAGTTCCTATGTCTCTAAATGATGTTTGATAATAACCGTTTGAAGATAAAGCTAAATCATTAGCAGATACAGAAACAGTAAAACCACTACTAAAACCATTAGAATTTTCAACTAAAGTTGAAGGACCGACACCGGGAGTAATTGGATCATCTACTGCATAATTAAATCCGCCGTTATCACTATTAGCAAAACTAGGCCAATAGTACTCTGCGTAGTTATTGTTAGTCATGTAAGCTACAGCGTCATTAGCAGCAGGATCATCCTCAGACCAAGAACGATAAGAATTTAAAGAACTAGGTCTAGTTAAATTAATAGAGAATCCCATAACAGTGTCGCTCTCATTACGGCTTGTATCTCTAGTTTTGATTAAATAAGTATAGTCGCCGTACACGTCAATGTTAGAGACGTATAGTTCAGTTGGAATTGCCATTTTTGATATTTGGGTGGCTAAATTCCAAATAGTAGTATACTGACTAGTGTCTACAGCACCTCTATAACGTCTAATTTCAACTTCTTGTAAATCCAAATCTAATAAAGTTCCATCAGAATTACGTGCAAAAGTCCAAAATAATGTTAATAAACCAGAATTTTGAGCGTAACTAAATGTCTGAACATTAGCAGGAATTGCTGATTTTCCTATAACTGTGTGAATAATATTTTTTGTAATACCAGTTAAATCTGCATTAATAGGAGTCACTTTAACTACTAAATAATTAACTCCTGATGTTCGACCACGTTCAATATTATTAATAATGTAGTTAATTCTATTAGTAGCATCTACTCCAGAAGCAGGTACTTGAACTGTGTGATAATTAGATAAACCAGTTGTTTCACCTTCTATTTTGTAGCTAATTTCATAAGCTAAAATTTCGCTAGAACTATCATGATCAAAAGATATGATGGCTCTACAGACAACGCCTTGACTAGTATCATAATATAATTTTTCAGTAACTGCTAAATTCTCGACAGAAGGTAAAGTTAATTCATCAACAACGATTGATTTAATAGTATATGGACTTTTTCGACCAGCAGAATTAATATTTTGAGCTCTAATACTAACTAAACCTCTAGGAACATTATATATAGATCTTCCAGTACTCAAGGTTAACGGTACATAAGGATCTCCTTTAACTAATTTATAGACAGCATTATTTGCTAAATGAAAATTACCTGGGTAAGTATTCTCATTATAGTCTAGTGTAAAGGTGTTATTAGTGGTCAATACGTTACCAATAGAACCATAAGGATTAGGACTAATATTAGTAGCGCTAAAAGAAGTAGCATTAATATTAAGATTATCAGTTAAATATACTCTATAAATACTATTTGCGGATAATACAGAATTATATTTAGGTGTATTAGAAATATAACTAACATTAGCAATACTATATACATTGTTATATGCAATAAATATATTGTCGCCCATTTCTATTATTGGAACGGTATACATAGTTGTAGTTATTTTTAGATTAACATATGAATTGTCTAAAGTAACTGATATGTTAGCTCTATTATCCCAGTCAAATACAGAAGAACTTTGCAATCTATTATCAAGGTACAAATTAATAAAACTAGAATCTTCTGGTTTATGCACTAAATTAGCAGTATAAGTACCTGTTGCATTAGTAATATCAAAATAATTAATTACTTGCTTAGTTGTACCTGTAATATATATAGCTTTATCGTTAAAGCTATTGGTAGCTAATGGTTGATACACATTAAGATAAAAAGGAGGATCAGGTAATTTTGAGAATAAATCTTCTGAAGCAATTACATTTTTAATTTTTAAAGTATTTGTAGTTAGGTCAAAACTCTCAACATTACTGGTAACATAGCTGTAAGGATCAACATAAGCTACTTGTTGAGGTGCTAAATCAGTATCTCGTAATCTAACTCTATAAGAAACTTGTACTACATTAGAAAATACGTTGTTATTAAGTACGTGTACGTGAGTAGGTAATGTATTAGTGTCAACTAAATCATTTAAACCTCTGATAGTAAACTGAATATTAGTATCAGAATCAGTTTTTGACATACTAGATACTAATACGGGAATTGTGCCTAATTCAGTGTTAAATCCGTTTTTACCCATTAAATAAGCAGGAGCAGTGTTAGAAAAAGAAGATACGTTTGTAGCACGTAGAAAAAGTGAAGTCATTAAACAGCTGCCCCTATATTAGTTAATAAAGATTGAACAATTTCGAAATATGTATTATTCTGCTCCGCAGTCATGTGAGCTCCTATGGTGGCGAAAGCGGTATTACCGGATTTAGCAAGGCTAAGTGCTGCAGGTGGTGTTATAACACCACCAAATATTACATTACCCGTGGGTAATGCAGTACCAAATGTCGAAGGAGGAGTTGAAACAGTCCTTGTTACGCCGTTTTGATAAGCATTAGCAGTTGGGCCAGTTTTAGTAACTACAAAAAGACCTGAGCCGCCTGTAGCACTACTTTGACCAGCACCAGTAGCCAGAATAAATTGCGATAAACTGGTAGTTCTTCTAGGATTTAGAAAAATTCTATTAAGAGTCGTAGCACTATAAGAACTCATAAGATATCTACTAGTTGTGGGATTTACGGTACGCTCATAAATACCTACGTGCATGTTATCGTAAACCATAGAACTTGCACGTACAGCAACATTCCAGCCAGAATCTACGTAAGTAGTCGAACCGTCAAAACGATAACCTGTGTTAGCTGTAAAAACAGGAGTATTAACGGCTGTTCCTAACACTAAACTTTTAAAGCCTAATAGAGCTTGAAATTCATTTTCTCCAGCATGAATCCAAAACTCGTCAATGGAATTATACAGAGAATTTTGTTTTAATGAACCTATAAAATCATTCAGTAATAAACTGCGTGTTTCCGAAACACTATACCCATTTGAGGATACTACGTCAAGATATGCTAATACTTCTGGGTGCCAGTAAGGCTCATTAATACCAATAATATCAATCATAGTATCAGGATAGGATATATCAAATTTAGTTTGAATATTAATAGGATAACCTGAAGTATCAGTAGAAGAATTAAGATCTACTACGTAAGAAATAGTACCATCAGCTGCTCTAACAGGACGAGAAATTAAATCAAGAGTCGGTGCTGGGGGAGTGATTAATACACTACTTACATCTTGGTATACTACCGGAGTGTAGGAAATAGAAGCCTCAGAATCCACATAAACGTTGGAAATGTATTCCATAGCACTAATATCAATATCGTGATCATCACCACGCTGTATTTGAGTAACTTTAAATAATTTATCTGACTGAGAAGTAAAAATATTGTTGGGATCAACCTCTCCTAAAGTCCATAAGTCATTTTTTAATGGAACATTATTTGCAGACCAAGTATGTACGCCAGCATCAAAAATACGAGAAGTTGGATTATATCTAGTTACAGCACCAACTCGAGCTACATCGTAACCAGAAACTACGTTTCCAGTATTTATTAAGTTAAAATCAACATTGCTTAATAGGTAATAGTCTACTCTATCTGAATTTTGTTTAATAACACGTAAAGCCAAAGGTTTGGTGTTAGATGTGAAAATTGAATTAGATAATCCAGGAGAAGTAAAATGTTCTAAATATAAATAACTATTACCTATGATAGCATCATCAAATATTCTACCCGCAAATCCCCAATTAGTACCTGTAACTTTAGTAGCTACGGATACGATATCACCTACTGTTAAATGAATAGCTTCGACAGAAGATTTAAACGTAATTTTTCTTCTTAAATATTTACCACTTGCTAATAGATATTGTCCAAAACGAGTAGCTTGGCTACGCCTAGTACAACCTACTAAATCTAATTGCTTAACATTTTCGATATGATTAACTTCACGTAGTATACCATCATCATCTATTCTAACAATTTCGCGTTTATAATGATTTAATGGATCAATGAAGCTAATTTCACACCCAGTAATAATATCACTTTCTCTAGTACCACTAATAACCAATGATCCATCAATAATATTTGTCTCATTAAATACAGCCATAGGTAATTCATCTGGCATATCTACGTTTAAAGATAGTTTACCGGCGCTGTAGTATAAAATACCTCTAAATAATGCGGTAATCTGCTGAATAGTATCCATAACCTGTTTTTTATTACTTAATAGTATGTCACAGATAAATCTACGTTCCTGTACTAAAGTACCGTTAGGTAATCCTAATAGAATTTCTCTAGTATTAGTGTAAGTGTTACGTGGTTTATATCTCCAGCTACCATCTGCAGTAGCAGAAACACCGACAAATTTACCTGTTTTTGGGTCAACACCATCACAATATTGAGCTATCTTATAAAAATTATATTTATCAATATTTTCTAAATTAATACCTAATCCGTATGTTTTATTTGTTAATAAATCAAATACTACCCAAACTGGATTCTGAGTCCAATTGTACACAAAACTACCGTCCCAAAGATTATCATAAATAACAGGGTTCATTTCTGTCTGCACAGTACTACCAGTTTTTTGTAAATAGTAACCTTTGGAGGCACGTAAAGCGTCAGTTACTTCTACTTGTCGCCAATCAATTTCTCCATTCTCTAGAATAGGTTGATTATAATTAGAAGGCACACGACATAGTAAGCCTTTTATCATACTTGTAATAGTAGGTATTCTACCAGAATATTCTCCAGTAGCTTTAACGACATAACCAACTAAACTAGTTCTTGGATAAGATCTTTCTGTATATTGTATCTCATCCCAACCATAAAATGTAATACTATTTAACATTTTAGCAGTATTAGGATCATTATCAGAAGTTTGAACAGTAAATCTATAACCTAAGGCAGAACGCTTTTTTTCAGGTATAATAATATCCACACTAAATTTATAGTTTCCAGAAGCTTTACCAGAAATTGTACGAGTAGCTTCAACTAATAATTCTGTACTGGTGCTATCATACACGAAAACTTGAACAGTAGCATTCCAAGGATTTGTATTACCATTATTATCCATAAAGGCTAGAGTAGGTAAATTAAATTTGAAACTTAAAGCATCCCAGGTAGTTCCTGTAGAAGTAGCCATATACTGTACACTAACAGGTTGAATACCAGATCTATCACCTTTTCGTAGAACTACTGGATTATTTAAACTTTGTGGTACTACTAATTCTGTACCAAACACTCTAAGTGGCGCTTGATTTAAAGTACCAGTATTATAAGCATAATAAAATAAATCAGTATTTATAGATCCATCACCAGTCAAATTGATAAAATCATCAATAGGTCCTTCGTTTAACTCAATATCCTGTGGACCATTAGAGTTAATTCTATATACTGGACCTTCTCCGATAGCTGTTAGTACGTATAGTAAGTCAGTAGCAAACAAATTATCGTTTGCTTCTGTAGGATTACTACTACCCCCACCTTTACTACCACCTTTATTATGTACAAAAATATCTTCTACAATATAGGTATGATTATTTTCAACAGTTAAATTATATACTTCTGAGGATGTAATATCTAAAGTAATAGATTTAATAGGTAATTTACTATTATTAACGCCTACAAACGCTTCTTCTGCGTGAAAATGACGTAGTTCTTTAAAGGAATTATCCTCAGTCAGGAACCAGTGATTATTGGTAACGAATAGGATTGTACCATTCCACAATTCAACTTTACTTACTTCTTCAGAAAGATGTCGGAAAATAGCAATAACTTTATTATATGTTATGTCTCCCGTATGATTGAAAGAAGCTACTAATTCACCAATATTAATATCTTTAATTAGTTTGTAGCCTGTTGTAGTTAACACACGAGTAGACGGAGCAAAACAACCTTTAGAGCCTTTACTTCCGTAAATTTTAGGTATTTTTTTACCATTTATTAAATAAAATTCTTTAAATATAGTTTGCAACACTAATGTATGTCCCTCTGTCGTGATTAATAGTCTTAATTTTACCGCTAATAAATTGTCCTGATACTCTGTGGTGTCCGTAAATTAAAGGTATAGGAGTGTCTGTGGATGTTGTATTTACTAATCCTTCGAATGAATCATTATTTCTTCTAGCTGGAGTATCTGTTGTACCTTGTGGATTAGAGCTAGGTCTTGTGCCTAAAGCATTTAAAACTCCAGATAAAACCATACTAATACCAGTACTCATCATAAATCCAGTTAAAGATAATCCTGCTATAGCTACACCTTGCAGACCAGGTATGAATGCTGCTGCAATTAAAGCTGCACCAATAGCGATACCTGCGGCATCTTCTCCCTGGCCGTAAATAGTAATAATGAAAACTAAATTAGTACTTTTAGTAGAATTAGTTATAGTATGTGGTATTATTTTTTTAGAATCTTTATCTATGAAATATACTAAACTTTGAACTTGTTGACTAACAATTTGTGTAATATACAAAGCTAATTTCGGAAATAATAATCTAATACCATCCAATACTACGGAAATGGATTGTGTGTCAAAATTTTGTTTTTCTACTCCATCAGTTAAAGATTGGAGATATTTAGGAAAATGAACTGTAATCATTAAATGTAATTTGCAACACTAACGAACGTAGATCTATCGTGGTTAATAGTTCTAATTTTGCCACTAATAAATTGTCCTGGAACTCTGTGATGCCCATAAATTAAAGGAATAGCTGTTTGAGTTGATGTTGTATTGTCTAATCCTTCAAATGAATCGTTATTTCGCCTTGAATTTGTGTCACTAGCCGTGCTTTTTTGACCTTTCGGTGCAGTAGCCGCTAGTACACCTGAAAGAACCATACCAATACCCATAGATAGAGCAAAACCTGCAATGGTAGTTATTGTGGCTGAAGTAGCCATCAAACCGGCAGTAACCGCAAGAGAGGCTCCTACAGCGGCACCAGCTGATAATCCTGACATACCAACAGCTATAGCAGCGGCAATATGCGGTTGCATCAAAACTAAAGATACGGCAATCAAAGCTACACCTACGGCAATCATTAGTCCATCTTCACCACTACCAGCAATAATAGGTACAATAACTATATCAACATTCTTTTTTGGTTGTAAAAATATCTTTTCCATAGATAAAATTTTACCGTCAACTAAAAACCAAATATCTCCATATTTATTAAATTTTAATTCATCAGTAGTTCGTTTTAGATCAGGAAATAGATTAGTTAAATTACTATATAAATTATAGTAACTATCACCATCTATAGATACTTCTCTAACATTGTTAGTAAATTTTTGAAGGGGTTTAGATAGGATTAGTTTGTACATTTAAATGTTTAATCTCAAATGGTTCATATCTTAAAATTTTATCTAACCAATAGATATAAAATTTATCTCTAAAACCGACTACGAATTTGTATTCTTTAAATATAGTAGCATGTAAATCTTGTTCACTAGGTAGTGGATTTTCATCACCTGGATGAGAGTGGTAAAATCCCCATAATTTATCTTCATTTTCGTAAATCGCCACAGGATCAATAATAAAAGATTTTTTAGGCTGAGGACTTATATTTTTACAAGGTATGTAAGTAAATTCTGTAGTTATAATACCACAAGCCTCAGCAGGGTAATCTGTGAGGCTGTGTCTTGACATATCTGATTTTAAATTTTGAAATCGTTCTTCCATCTTCCTACTTTAACTGTGTATTGTTTATGATATCTTTTATAGTTAGAAATCCAACTCAGTCGTCCTTCCATAATTTGGAGTATTTTATTGTCTAAGAATAAAGCGCAATGATTGGGCGCGCTTGTAGCTCCAATTGACATTAAGACTATGTCGAAAGACCTAGGCTCTGAAACAATATCCCAACCCCATTCAGGTTTAGCTCTATCCACTAAAATATTAGCAGTTAAGTTACTATCATACCAATTTGTTGCTACGTCGCAACCACTATTTTGAGTAGTATAAGGTATTTCTATATTCAG